TTCCAAAAACCAACAAATAAAAAGAAGAAATTATAAAATTCTAAATTATTTATGCCTCCTATAAGTAAATAAGAAAAAATTTTTCCTAAACTAATTTCAACCCCCATTTTCTTTTGATTAAAAAAATGCTCATTATAAAGAGCACCAGCAAAAAACTCTTCTTCCTCACGCCATAATTCACCATCTTTTAACTGATAACCGATGAATTTTCTTTCGTTGATAACACAGGTATCTATACACTTTTCAGGTTTAACCTGAAGACCAAAATATTTAAAAATAAGATGTCCGAAAAAAGCGAGATCAAAATCTACTACCTCGCAAAAAAACGCGAAATCATCTCCGAGCCATTTTTGGTCAGCACAAAGATTAATTACATCCATCATTCTTAATATAGTTCTGCAAAAAATCATATTTAAAACAGAATTATTAAGTAATGTAAAATATGTACCGGTAGAAACCCCTCCATATTTTTGAAGAACTATTCCTGAAGGTAAGAGAAATGTAGTTTTAATATTATTATTAACTACAAATTCAAATTCTTTCTTATCTTCGTTAGTCATAATTAATTTTGACTTAAATATATTGAATAGATCTTTTTGAACAAAAGTACTACCCATAGCATCCCAGCCTGAAATGTCAGTGTTGATGAATCGTAAGTGTTGATTACTTTTTAAAAACTGATTCAACTTAGGAATTGTGCCTTTTCCCGTTAATATAGAATTAGAGAAAAAAGGTATGGATCTAATTTGACGGTAAAATGGTTGAGCAAATCTAATTTCACTTAGGATTGTTTCAGGTGGTACAACCCAAATATATCTGCTTTTAATTTTACTCCGTTTCGACAAGTGGCCGCGCATAGCTAGAATGTTATGTCGATATAGATGTGGCAAATTGCCTGCGATATTTTGATTATATTGATACATTATTTCAGGTATCATTTCACCTTTTTTACATCGTTTACCTTTAAGCGCTAAAGCGGTAAATCCACCAGATGTATTTTTAGGTAAGTATTCTAAAGCTTCATCTACTGATAAAGGCTCACATCTATTTAATTGAGATCGTATCTCATGTAACGTTTCTTCGTAACATTGAGAAAATTTACGATCGTATTTGTTCCGTCTGACTTTGGGCATACAGTACTTAAGCAACGCGTAATACATTCTTGTTGGTTTTGGCGTTTTAGAGTATATTTTTAATTTTTTATATACTGACGGATAATAATTCATAAGAACCTCTTTAACATAAGGATCTTGATAATGAATTGAGGGATTATCTAAATCATATTTGATTTTTGATTTAAAACAAAATCTAATAGCACCTGAGTTCGCAGCTAGGTACATAAAATCTTCTTCTGTGATATCAACATTTTCATAATCTGGTTGAGCAAGCACCCAAGCAAATTCCCAACATTCACAAAACTGATCAGTTGGAATTTTACTCAATAATTCATAATTAGTGAGGTTGGCCCGTGTTCGGCGCTGAGAAGAGCGAAAAAAGCAATCCGGATTTAATGGTGTCCCATTGTAGTTAAATTCATGGGGATTGGTGATTTCGAAGGAATAAGAAGGAGGACAGGGTAAGAGATCATCAAACGTATCCATCTGTCTTATAGACGCTATTTTTTATTTAAACTAAAATAAAAAATGCTAAAAAATAAAAGATTGGAAGTTAGTATCGTGT